TTTGTTAAGGATTACGTGTTTAAGCGTCTCGCTGTAAGTGGTGACGAGCGTTACAAAGATAAGCCGGACAAGAATGCAAGTAGTCATCCGCACGATGCGCTGCAATATCTATGTGGTGAAATAGCGGCTGATTCTATATTGGCGAAACAGAATATTAAGCCGGTGCAAGATATGTTTAATCCAGTTTTTAGGTGGCAATAATTAATTTAACGGAGGCAACACAATGGCTATAACCAATTTCAAAGTACAATTCCCAGGTCAAACATCTGATGGCGTATTACCACGTTTCGCACATTTGTTATCAACTGATACATTAGCTGTTATTTCATCTGCTGGTTATATGAATAGCTATTTGTTATCGCAAGGCATGGATTTAAAGCCATCTGATTTCGTATTTGCTGTTGGTTCTGATGGTCATCAAATCTATAAGCCTGTGTTCACAGGGACATCATGCCAGTTAACGGTATTGCCATAATGGCTGATAATGTTGAATGGTCGCAGATTAAAGAATTAGTTCCGGGTATTCTGCGTGAGAATGAGAAACCCAAAGAACGTGATTCGCATCGTGAGCAGTTAAAGCAAGAAGAGTTGTTTTATAGAGTGCAGCAACGATAAGTTTATGGCCGAAGATACTATTAGAAATGGTGAGAGTCCATATAGAGAAATCTTCTTACTGGGAAAATAGGCCACCACATACATTAACCAAGGATGGTTATTATGGAAGACTACGCGCCCAGCGAAATGTCAGCGGAAGACATTAACAAGATAGAGGAACGTCGATTACAATCTTTGGCTGATGCTGGGATTAACGAAGCTGATGTTCTTCGCATGGCTAAAGAGCACAAGAACACATGGAATAATTACTTCAACGAGAACATCGTGCGTGGTAAGGATGACATGAACTTCTGCTTACGTGATCAATGGACGGCTATTGAGCGTAGTGAATTCTCAAGGCTATTTAAACCTGCGATGACGTTTAACAAGTTATATGACGCAGTAAAGAAAATAGTTGGCGAACAGCGGAAGAATAAGCCAGATCTGATGGTGAGATCGCTAACTGGTAAGGCAACTCAAGAACAAATAAATCTCCGTGCCGATCTAGTCCGTACAATTTCATATCAGTCTCAGAATGATTTAGTGTATCAGTCTGCATTTAAGGCTGCTCTCATGATGGGTTTTGGTGCATTCCAGATTGATATTGATTTTGAATCACCAAAGTCATTTAATCAAGTCGTCAAGTATTTAACTATTCCAGATCCAACCCATTGCGCATGGGATCCATCTGCAACTAAGCCACATAAAGGTGATGGAAACTGGTGTAGTAGAGATTTCCATTTCACTAAAGAAGAGTTTGCAGCAACATATCCATACATTTTCAATCCAGTCTCTTATTCAGATGCGCGTACTCTATTAGATTTCCAATGGGAAACTAGAGATACAATTGTAGTATGTGATTATTACGTTAAGGAATGGTATTCAACTGAAGTTTACATGTTATCCAATGGTGAAACAGTTACGCCAGATGAATGGAATGATATGCAGAAGAACATTCGCATGCGCAAGAAATTGGCGGATAGTTCTAAAGTAGTTGGTGACATGATACGTAATGACATTCCAACTATTACGAAGAAGCGTCAAACGCAAGATTACACCATCATGCATTATCGCTTAATACACGATCAGATTATTGACTATACAGTATGGCCGTCAAAGTATTTGCCTATCATATTCGTAGATGGTGACTCACACTACATTGAGGGTCGCCAATATACAAAGTCGTTTATTCACGAAGCGCGCGATGCGCAGAAGTTCATTAACTATGTTGGTAGTGAAATTGCAGCAGAGATTAAGAATCGCAGACGTGAACAATGGATTGGTACACCGGATAACATTATTGGTCAGGAGCAAATGTGGCGTAATCCTGAATTACAAATGGGGATATTGCTAGCCAAACCTGATCAAAAGACAGGAACGATGCCAGTTAAGATGCAGGCATGGGATTTATCACCGGCGTTAATGGAAAACTTCCAGCGTGGTTCGCAAGATATTAAGGAGATTCTAGGATTCTCTGAGGCTGAAGAACTGCAAGGACGTGACATCTCTGGGAAGGCTAGGCAAGAGAGAAAACTAGAGGGATCGATGTCGGCAATGGTATTCTTGTCTAACTTGAACCAGTCATTGGAGCAAGGCGGCCGTGTGGTATTAGATTTATTGCCAGCCATTGTTGGTAATGATGAAAGGCACATGGTGATATCGCAATTTGATGGCAAAGGTAAATCCATTGTTCTTAACAAAAAGAATGAAGATGGTTCGATAGAAAATGAATTAACAGCTGGTGATTATGATATTGAAATAGATGCAGGACCAAGTTTTGCTGTTCAGAAAGAAGTGGCGTTGGAGATGTTCCAGCAAACAATGCAAATCAATCCGCAAATATTCCCGCTTATCGCCGATCTTTGGGCTAAGAATATGGACCTACAATACACTGACCAGATCGTCGAGCGCTTCAAAACACTTGTGCCACCTGATATTTTGGCGAAAGAAAACGGCGAGCCGCCTCCTCCACCTAAGCCAAATCCACAAGAAATGATGATGCAAGCTGAATTGCAGGAAAAGCAAAGCAAAATTCAGAATGAAATGGCAAAAACGCAGCTGGAGAAGCAAAAGATCGAGTTAGATCAGCAAGAATTAGCTCTAAAGCGGCGTAAAATGGAGTTGGAAGAGCATGAAGTAGAGTTACGAACTCAGCAAGATCAACGTGACCATGAAATGGATTTATTAAAAGTAGAGAAAGAGCACTCCAATAAAATGATGGGGCATGCTGTTGATCTGCACAAACATAAAAACCCTCAACCGAAGGAGAAAAGTAATGCCGTTAGTAAAAGGAAAAAAAGCTAAAACGAAAAAAGGATTTAGTGAGAATGTTGAGCGTGAAATGAAATCAGGCAAACCACAAAAGCAAGCGGTAGCAATTGCTTATAGTGAAGCGGGCGAGAAAAAACGCAAGAAGAAGAAATAACCTACACCTGTGTAGATGCTTTCCTAACCAGCAAGAGTAAAATTGTCATTAATTACGGTGGGGAATTCTCGCCGGGCGCTTACAGAAGGCGCGTTATCAAGTTCTGGGGCAGAGTCAATGCCAATGTGGAGTTAAGTGATGAGCATTCAAGAAGAGAATATTTCTAGTCAAGAACATGAAAATCTAGCCAGTGAAGTGAACCATGATTTAGGCATGTCAGAAGGGACGGAAGGTGAAAGCTCCGAACCTAAAAAGGAACCAGCGGAGGATTTGCCTGCTTTTGCCAAGGAAAGATTAGGCAGACAAGAAAAGCGGCATAAAAGGGAATTACGTGCAGTGCAGCAACAATTGCAACAGTTGATGCAAGCACAACAATCTGGCGGCCAAAACATGCAAAGCTCACAACCACAACCGCAAGGTGATGGTGGAATGGATGATCAGATACAACGTGCCGTAGCTGCGGCGATGCGTGCGAAAGACGAGCACGAAAGTCGCGCTAAGGAAGCTGAAAAAGCCGCTCATGTACATCAGCAGTACCAGAATTTGCAAGATCATCTGGATGCTACCGCCGATAAATATGACGACTTTGACGACGTAGTACGTGGGGATAAAGTCCCATTTACCGAAGCGATGCGAGATGCATCGTTGCTTCTGGATAACCCGGGCGATGTACTCTATAAACTTGGCAAGAATAGACCCGAACTTGAACGCATTGCGAAACTTCATCCACTAGACCAAGCAAAAGAGATGGTGAAACTATCTGTTGCCTTGATGTCTGGCGGTGGTAAGTCGGGCTCTGCTCCACGACCCATTGGTCAGATCAAGAATACTCCAGTTGCACCATCGCAAGTTAACGACAACACGCCAGCTTCTGAAATTAGAGCTCGCATGAAAGCCGGTAACTTTAAATAGCGGTGAGCTGTAAGGACGGACTAGGATAGTCCAGCAATACACTTGCAGTTCGCCATTAAATGGACTTAATGGAGACTGGCACAATGCCCAATCAATTTATTACGACCCAACTCGTTAGTAATACCGCTTTAGCTATGTTCGCGAACAATGCACCATTCATTATGACTGGTTCACGTATTTACCAAGATGACTTTACGTCGTCTGGTTATAAAATTGGTGATACCTTACAAGTTCGCAGACAGAACAATTTCATTGTTGGTGATGGTTCAACAGCTGTTCCGCAAGACATTATTGAAACCGTGGAAAACATCACTGTTGCTCACCAATACCATGCTTTAATTTCGTACACAGTACAAGATTTAACCTTGCGTATCGAAGATTTCTCACGAATCTTCATTCAACCTGCTATTCAAAACATCATTTCCAAGATGGAGCAAGATATTTGCTCAGCTGCTGAACAACAATTGAACTTCTACAGTGGTACAGCTGGCACCCCAATCAACAGCTTTACAGCAGTTGATACAGCTGGCGCGAAACTGTTAGAGCAAGGCGTGAATATTTCATCTGATGCTTATTTGGCGATGACTGTTCGTGATGGTTCTAGCTTGAAAGGTGCATTACTGAATAACTTCACCCCAGTATTTAACGAAGACATTGTTCGTCAATCAGCTATTGGTCACTTATCCTATTTTGATATTTTCCAATCTCAAAATGTACATAAGCATACCGCTGGCGTCGGCCCAACAACTTATTCTGGCGATACATTGCTGGTTAATGGTGCGGTTGCTTCTGGCAATACGATTATACTTTCTGGCGCAACAGTAAGCATTACTAACTACTTCTTGCCTGGCGATTTGATTTCCATTTCTGGCGTGACTTCAGTTAACCCATTGTCATTAGTAACAACTGGCCAAAACATGCAGTTTGTTATCACCTCTGCAGCTAACTCTAGTGCTGGCGGCGCTGTGACAATTACTGTTAGCCCAAATATCATCAGTACGGCTGGCGACCCACATCAAAATGTATCGAATGCTGTTCCTAATGGTGCGTCCGTTACTGTAGTTCCAAGTTACAATGTTAACGTGGCATATCCATCACGCGCATTAGACATTGTTTGCCCTCCATTGTATAAACTGCAAGTTCCATATGCTTCTGTTGCTGTTGATCCGGAAACAGGATTATCGCTTGCTGTTACACAAACGGGTGACATTCTTGGTTATCAAAACTTTATGCGTCTTGACGTGCTTTGCGGTTTCTTATGGCATCCACAATACGCTTGTAAGTTACTTTCTTAATAGGTGATGTAGATGCAACTGACGTGTTTATATCATCCAGTGAAAGACATGATCGTGACGGATGATGAAGAGTATTTTAATAAGTTGGTTGCATCAGGCGTGTGGTTTGAACATCCTACCAAAGCAAAAGATATGAGGGATAAATATGAAAAGCAGATACGACAGAGCACCGGGAAAAGATGCAAGAATGGCGAACGTTCGCGGAAAGAGATTTGAAGGTGAGCATTCTTCGGCTAATTCATTTGTAAAATCTGAAGAAGCTAAGATCAAATCAAAGGCTGGGCGTGATCCTAAGTTAGAAGCTAAGGATATGGAATTTAATGCTGAAATGATGAATAACGGTGCTCACGCACAACGTTTAGCATCTGCATTGACTTCAAGTATTGATCACGAAGCATTTCCAGTGCGCAAACCATCATCTGAGTAATTTATAGAAAACCTATACATGATAGAAATGTCATGTATAGGAATTTCGATTTTCTATACTCAAGGATGATTTATGCCACAGAATATTCCAACTACCGATGATCTAATCATTGGATCATTGTACATGCTTGGTGAGCTTGGCGTCGGTGAAACACCTGACGGCTTTATGCTTAGTACCGGGTTGGAATTGCTTAATGAGATTTTAGCTAAATTCTCCGCTGATAGTATTTACATTCCCTACCTAACAACATTGAAGAGTCATTTCATTGTTGGCAAAGACACTTACTCTGTTTCTGATATTACAATAGGAACTGACATTGTTGCAGATAGAATTGTTGATTTAAGTTTTGCAAATTATCTTGTTCCTGGAACGGGTATTAATCAAAACTCAAATCCAATCTCTGAAAACTTTACCGCTAGCAATGTGACAAATTATTTAACGGTAAGTTCTGCTACGCCATTTGTCACGGGTACGCCCGTTGTGCTATCGACATTTGGAACAGTGCCATCGCCATTTATTACTGGTGTTACGTACTACACTATATTTGTAAATGCTACTACTATCATGTTGGCTGCAACTGAACAGAATGCATTAATTGGAATTCCAATACAGATATTAACTGACGGTGTTCCTGTTAATGTCATTACAACGTATCAGGGTCAATATAATACTGAAATGACTAGTATTGTTTATCCGTTGCGGATAATAAACAAAGCTACTTATTGGGGAATTGTAAGGCAGACAAACTTATTAGCTAGACCTGGATTTATATTTCTAGATAAGCAAGCAACTGAAAGTTTCTTTACTGTTTATCCAGTTCCAGATCAACCATATCCATATCAGATTCAAGTTAAGTCAATGCTTAACTCTGTTAGCAATGAAACATCACTTGGATCATTGCCTCCATATTATTATGGTTTCTTAAAATACGCATTATGCAGAAAGTTTTTAGCATACTATCCTTCGGGAAATTGGCCACAAACTAACGAAGATGAATATCAGGATTACTACAATAACCTGAAAAATGCTAATGAAACTGACTTAACGATTAGACCATCTGTTGTGCTAACAGCACCAGAGCCTTTCTACTGGCCAAATATTTTGAGTTATTAATGTGCCTATTGAAAATTATGACATTGTCGGTTCATACAACAATCAGCGCATATCATCTATTGATAGTGAGCGCTCTGTAAACCTATTCGAGTATCTAGATCCTCTTGGCAAGAAAGATAAATCACTTTTATCAACATCGGGTCTATTGAATTCTGATCTAACATTTCCTGGCGCTGCAAACGGGTATAGAGCACAGTTTGTTGCAAATCTAGGATCATCCCAGTTAATGTTTGTGGTAATTGGCGCAAATGTTTATGTAATAAATAATGCATTTACTGTTACTAAAATAAATACATCACCATTGGCTCAAACTACTGGATATGTTGGTATTGATGCAAATAATGGCGGAACAGATGGTCATGTTCAGGTTATATTTGTTGATGGAGCAAATGGTTATATTTACGATGTAGTTTCAGCGGTGTGGACTAAAATTACTGACGCCGCATTTCCAGTGGCGCCAAATGGTCCGATTGACGTGTGCTATCTAGATGGTTTCTTTGTTGTTATCAGTGCAAATACAAATAACTTTTACCTTAGCAGTCTTAATGAAGGGTTAATTTGGTCTGGAACAACATCAAATATTTCGGCTGCAAATGTTGTAACTAGCACTTTTACCACTACTGATACATCGATGTTTCCAACTGGAGCAGCAGTTGTTGTTGGAAATGGAACTGGCGCATTACCAAGCGGAATAACATCTGGAAACACTTATTATATTATCAATACGGGTGCTACTACATTTCAACTAGCTAGCACTCTTGCAATGGCAATTGCACCAGTTCCAACACCTATTGTATTTGGTTCTGGATTTTCCGCATCGCCAACAATAATGAATAATGGGCAATTACAAGAAGGCGCTGTTACATCGCATCCTGGAACACTTGTTGCATGTCGAACATTGCATCGTAGGATATTCTTCTTTTCGCAATATTTCACAGAAGTATGGGAAAATTCAGGATTAGGTTCAAATCTTCCATTTCGCAGAAATAATACTGCATTAATGGAGTATGGAACAGCAGCCATTGGTAGCGTGGCGACTGGTTTTGATAAGTTATTTTTCTTATCTCAAGACAGGGATGGTCAAGGCGCCGTAATGGAGGTTGTTGGTACTGAATCAATTCCAGTATCTACCAGAGCATTGGATTATGCGATTGCGCAATATGCTGCTGACCCTCTGACTGGCGTAGCCGATGCTAGAGGATTTTTAATTAAAGAAAATGGATTAATATTCTACCGTCTTAACTTTACATTAGCGAATCATACCTACGTATATGGCGTGACAATGTCTGACGAGCAGAATAAACGTTGGCATGAAGAAGAAATGTTGGACGAGTCTAGACATGTTGCGCAAACGCATGGATATTTCTACGGGGTGAATTATGTTGGTAATTATCTAACACCTGAACTCTACAGTGTTGATCCAAGCTACAACAGTAATGATGGAGAAAGCATTCGAAGAATCAGAATCGGCCGACCAATTATGCCACCTACATCGCAGCGCTTGCGAATTGATAGATTCCAATTGGACTTATTACAAGGACAAATTACTGAAGATCAGCAAACACCGCAGCCAGTAGATATCACAACAGAATCTGGATTTGGATTAGAAACCGAAAGCGGAGTGGATATAATCACAGAAGGTGCCACATTTGTTTATGATTTAACTTTAGCGCCACTAGTTTATTTATCCATATCTAAGGATGGAGGTCAGTCATTTGGATATCGTCTACCTGCACCTATGGGTAATGTCGGGCAACGTACATTTAGAACAGTTTGGAGAAAATTAGGTACGACTGTCAGAGGTCAAGCTTTTGTTCCTATGATTGAGTTCTTTACACAGACACCATTTATTATTTTAGGTGCCACTTGGTTTTATGAAGTATTGCCGGAGTAATCAATGGCTAATGACTTCGATATACCACCAATTTATGATGCCTTTGTAAAAAGTCAATCTGGTAAATTAACAGATGAAACTCGAAGATGGTTTGAAATATTTTATCAAAATTTAATTGGATATTTGTCGCAGTATGGAATGTTCATACCGCAGGTTACAACATCTCAACGCGACACCATTAAATTACCGCAGAACGGTCAATTTATATTTAACACAACTAATGTAGAAGTAGAGGTTTGGTATAATAACAAGTGGAACCCATTGGAAGCGGGAAGTTTTACATTCCCGATTACGCCAACACAGGGCGGAACAGGTGTTGTAAGTCCAACTGCTCATACATTGCCTGTGGCAGAGGGTTCGAGTAATTTTAACTTTATTGGTCCTTTAACTGACGGACAATTATTAATAGGATCTACTGGGGCTGATCCAGTGGCGGGAAATTTAATACCTGGTGCAGGTATTAGTATTTCAAATGCATCTGGAGCAATAACCATTTCAGCTTCTGGATCAGGAGCTACTTGGACAACGATTACTGCTGTTTCGGTGAATGCTATAGCCAATAATGGTTATATTACTAATCGTACAGTGACGCCGGTTAGTGTAGTTTTGCCAGCAACATTCTCCGCCGGAGACTTTGTTGAAATTATGGGATTAGGTGCGGGTGGCTGGTCATTGGTTTGTAACAGCGGACAAAACATCGAATTCGGTTCGGTAAGTACTAGCATTGCAGGCTCGATAAATTCTGATATTCAATATTCAA